TCTGATTTTTTACGAGCCTTTCGAGCATTAGACTTCCTTTGCAAAGCATCTTGCTTCGCTTGTTTACGTTCTGCTCTCTCGCCCCGTTGAGATTTGTATGTGTGATGTATTCCCATGACCCATACCTATGAATATTAGTTTTAAAAATTATGCAGTTGGAAAATTAGATGGCCACTCTTCAAATTGTGTCCAGTCAAACGCACCTTCGTTATCAGAGTCTTTCCAATCAGCACCAAGTCCTTCGATCAATTTTTCCATCTCTGCACCTGCTGTTGAAGTTGCAACGTTGTTCCAATCGATGTCTCCGGCATTAGTAGTTGGTAATGCAATTTGCTCTTCTACCATTTTCTCTACTGCAAGTTTACCTGCCGCGATAGTTGGTTCGAAATAATTTGTCCACTCACTGTTCCACCATGCTTGTTTTCCAATTATGATATGAATCATAGTTTTGTTGTCGGCTTTCATCCATCTAATAGATCTGAATGCTTTTGGTGTGTGTGCTATTGCGGCTTTGTAATTTGTAGTTACAGTCGCGTCCTGTGTACCTCTTACAAATGCAACTGCTGAAGGCCACTCTCTGCTCGCCTCTGCTGGCGCTGTACATTTTAAAATTACTAACATATTAATTTCTCCTTATTAACTACCCTTTAGTAGTTGTATTACGTTTATTTACCAATATTAAGTATACTTTTAATGTAATGCTTCGAACTCTTAATGAACATAGTATCGTATTCCTCGATCCACTTGATTAACTGCTCTTTCTCATCACTAGACAGGTGTGATATGCACAGATGCTCCGGGTATGTTAAGGGATTTATTTGCCAGTAAAAACAACGCATATTATCAGCCTTCATCTTAGTACGCACCCATTTTGCAAGTTTATCAAGATTCTTCCATCCTTTGTTGTGTAAGGTAGTGTATATGCCAATTTTGTAATTTGTGTTCTCCATGATATCGTCAACGAACATATCTATTTTTTCCCAATCGACACCCTCTCTCACAATAGAGTTCAATCCTCCAAATGCATCAACACTTACATCAATTACCACGTGCTTGGCTCTAGACAGCAGTGCATGGTCATCCGGAGTAAGCATAAATTGACCATTAGTTGCATACTCAATAGATGTCTCTCTGAGATTTGGATCTTTCATTGTTTGCAGTATTTTTCTGTGAGTACCTGTCATGAAAGGTTCTCTTTCCATGAATCTAATCCTCCTAACAGTTTCGGGTATCTTTATAACAGACTTCACTGCCTGGGTTCCTACTTCTGACCATATCGAACCTATTTCTAACCATTCAAGTTTAACTTCTTTGTCAGTACCTAACTCTTTATTGAATTGCTGACGCATACTAAATTTACCATGTTCTTCTTCTAGATAGCATTTTGAACAACCGTTTAACTTGACTCCTCGTTCTGTTTTATTTCTTAAATTTTGATACTCGTTTGTATGAAGCAACGAAGATGACTCACCTTCTACTTTTGTGACAGGCTGAGTTCCACGGCAACAAGCATATGCATTTCCGTCATAACGAATGTTTGTGTGCTTGTAAAAAGCCGCACAATAAGTCTTGGAAGCATCTCCTCTAAATTTTTGCGGATTGTATCTGTTGGTTTCTGACATTAATGTCAATATTTAATCTATCCTACAAATGCCTTTTCGTAAACGTAGGTAGCAGGCTCTCCGAGTGTGCCCACTGTCCATCCACCTTGGTCTAGGTATTCCATCATCTCCTTATTAAATTCTGTGGAACCACACAGCATGACAGCATCGTTCTGATGTGTCCACACAGGTAATTCTAAATTTTGGAAAACACTTTGATCTTTGATCAGGTTGGTGATCCTGCCTTGGTTGACCCATTCGGTATCTCTAGTGACTGTTGGAAAATATTGTATCATGTTTTTCATTGTCAGATTAAAGAAGTAATCGTAGTATGCAAGTTCTTTTTTTGTTCTCACAGTATGACACACAATCACGTTTTCAAACTTAACATATGTTTTTGGATCACGGCAGATGCTAACAAAAGGCGCAATACCGGTTCCTGTTCCAATCAACCAAAGATTTTTTCCCTTTGTTAATGAATCGGTTATCAATGTACCTACTGCTTTTTTTCCAACGTTGACTGTATCGCCAACTTTAATTTTGACCAGTTCTGATGTCAATGGTCCGTCTTCGACTACAATAGATAAAAACTCCAAGTATTCATCGTAAGGTCCACTCACCATGGAGTATGCACGTTTAGGTGTCCCGTCAAGGCCAATCATTGTGAACTGTCCTGCTTCAAACCTAAATCCAGGATCTCTGGTAGTCTTGAATGAAAATAAATTGTCTGTTAAGTGAATTACTTCTGTTACTGTTTCTTTTGCCATGTCTTCATTATAATTTATTGTTTGGTTAGTGTCAACTATTTAAACTTGGTCGCCAGTTGGTCAAAGCCATTCCGGCACACAGGTTTTGTGCATTTCCACGCATCGTTCTGCCAAGAAACATTCCTGTATAAAACATTTCCTAAACTTTTGTCTTCTCCACACCAACCTCTCCAAACTTTGCCTTTTTGATCAATCACGAACTGATCTTTGCCTGCGTTACATCTATAACCCTGGAAGTTCCAGTTTTGTTTTATTGGTTTGTCTTTGTTTATTTTGTCTACATCTTCTTTTGTTATGTCGTGTCTGGCTCTCGAAACTCCGTCGTATTTTAAATTTCCCAAGTACATTGTCTGTTCCGGATCCCATTCTTCTCCTCGCTCTTTGAAATAATAATCCAGTTGATATGTTTTATAAGGAAGATATTGAAATCCTTTAGTAAAGTTTGAATACAAAAGTTTAAGTTCCACAGGATACCCTTTTGCTTTGAATTGTTGATACACACTGATAGCATTTGCCCATTTATCATCTTCGTTGGTACAATGAATCATTATTCTCACTTGTACTTTTTTATTGCCGTCGTAGTCTTCCTGGGCCACCAAGAAGTCAACTAATTCTTCGATGTGCTGTTGGTCTGCCCACCCGATATGATAACTGATTTCAATTGTAGAAAAATAATGATAGTGTTCTTCATACCATTTTATATCTGCAGATCCGTTAGTGGTCAATTTGTTTTTGAGTTGTTGATTGCCCATTCGTTGACACATGGCCAACAATCCAGGATTGAGTGTGGGTTCTCCGCCTACAAATTCAAACGCAGGTTCTCTATCAAGCATTCTCAAAGATGAAACTGTGTACTGTATAGCATCAGTTAGTATCTTCTCATCAGGAAACTTCACTCGACTAGAGTGTAAAATTTTTGGACAATAAGAACAATCATAGTTACAGACGTTTGCAAATAACCATTGTATGCGTGTAATTTTTGGAGGCTGTTCGTTATAATTGTTACTCATTTTATATATTTAAGTTAGGAAATGGCGCGAATTGTCTGTGTTAATCTCCGCGCCAGAATGTATTTAAACTATGTTGCTAGGTATTCTATTGCCGCTATAACACTCGCATACCGTCAAATTCATAAACCATTTTACGCAAAAAGACGCTTTCGCTTTCTAAAAATTTACGCAACTAGTATACTAAAAAAAACGCGGTACGCCTACGGCTTATTGCTCTTCGTCTGAATGGAGTTCGTTAAGCAGTTGTCTTAGTTTTGTACCTTGAACTTCTGCTTTTACTTTGCCAGCGTCTTGGCCTTGTCTAGGATCTATATCTGTCCTAGCATCTTTTGGAGTTGCAGGTGTTACTTTGGACTTTTGTTTAAGTTGATCAAACACTTGTCCAGTTTGTTTTGTAACATAACTGCTTTGTTCTTCCTCATCTAAACTTCTGATTCTTAACGTATCTATGTCAAATTCTAAATCAACTTTTTGTCCTACACCAGAACTAGATCTAGTTTTCATGAACTGTATTTGATATCTGCCACGTTCTCTCATGGCTCTACTTGTGAATATACCTATTACATTATCTGCTGTCTGTATTTTAGATAAGCCACCTGAGATATGAGAATGATCAAATTCTATTTCTTCAACACTTGCTCTGTTCAATTGTGACGCTGTTGCAAGTAGCATTTGTGATTCAACTGCAAAATTTCTTAATTCTTCTGACACATACTTGTCTTTAATAAACAAGTCTGCTGGTGATATTCTTTTACTCTTAGGCATCATTAGATCAAGATAATCAATTAGTATACAATCAACTTTCTTTTTCGATTTTAATTCTAATTCTTTGATATAAGTTTTTATATCTAGTATTGTACTACCACTTGGCAAGTATTTTAATTGTAAGTTACCAGATTTTTTCTTTAGCATCTTAACTTTCATTTCAACATCGTCCATGGACTTCATTACATTTTTTGTTGGAATGTTAGTTGTCATTGCATCTATTCTCATTGCCGCAAGTGTTTCAGATAATTCAAAAGATATGTAAACTGTGTTCAAGCCAGCGAGTGCCCAATTAACTGCAAGATTCTGTAAGAATAAACTTTTACCTGCGCCTGATCCACCTGCAAAAATGTTTAGTTCTCCTCGGTTAAATCCACCGAACAGTTTCTTATCGAGATTTGTCCACCCTGTGCTGACTTGTCCATTTGAACTTTTTAAAAGTTCTAGTCTACCTTTTGGATCTTCAAAGTAGTCTGTACCTAGATCACGTGTTAGTCCTACATTCACTGCTTCTTTGACCATGTCTTCTACAGGAGCATAATCTCCTTTTTCTAATAAGTCTGCAGATGATAGTATTGCACTTTCAAGTGCCTTGTGTCTGGAAAATGTTTCAAACTCATCTAACAACCAGTTGAAATGAGATGGGTCTAGATCTTTTGCCCCTTTTAGTTTAATATCTTGACTAGCATTAACCTGATCAACTTCAGGCATCACTTTGTATTCTTCAACATAGTCTTTAATAAACTTTGCAACAGGTTGTAATTTTCTTTCAAAATGTTGTGGTAAAAATATATTACTTGCTCTAGCAAAAGATTCAGCATCTGCTAAAAACATTTCTAAATACAATTTCTGAACATCAAACGAATAATTCTTAGCCTGCGAATATTGTTCTTTATAATCTGCCATACATCTTTCTCTTTAAATCTATTTTAAGTCTATTAGACTCTGTTGATTTTAATATTGATTGCATTGTAAACAATCTTCCATATTTTAACACAGCATCGGCAACATCGTCAACTCCTTCTTCCCATTCCGGAAATGCAACACTCCAACGAAAATCCATTGCTTGGTTAATTAATTTTTCTCCCGGTGCATCTCTATCAGGTACTACAATTACCTTACGACCTAGGGCATCTATCAACTCTCTTTGTGTATCATTTATCTCTGATCCTAGTATGCTCACACCAGAAACGGATATAGCATCAAATGGTCCTTCTGTCACAATAACAAATTTCCTGCTCCAGTCTTGTGCATCTAAATTAAACACATAACCTGGTTGTACTTCTGTATAATATTTTACTTTGTCAGAGTTGTCAAACAATCTTCCAGTGTATCCTACTACATCGCCTTTCCAGTAGAACGGTATTATTAATCTTCTATTAAAATCAAAAGTCATGTCTGGAGAGTACATAAAGTCGTACCATTCGGGACCGATACCTCTTGCTTTTAGATAGTTTAATAATGAATCAATATAATTGTGTTGTTTGTCTGTTAAATCTTTCTTTAAATATTTTTCTAACCATACTGCAAGGTTGTGTGCATTCTTTGGCAATGTTTTTTTAACAAACGAAACAAACTTTTTCTTCTCAATTACATTATCGCTTTCTTCCAAACGCATCGCTTCTATGACAAGTTTTTTAATTGTGTTATCGTCAATGCCTAGCCACGACATCCATTTTTTAGTTTTTACTGAAATTTTTCTACCAGGGATATAAGAAGTTTTAAATCCACAGTTGAAACAATGATATGATACAGTTCCGTCAGGACTATTCATTATACCGCCACGTTTTTTTCTATCTTGACTTTCTCCGTTGTGTACACAACACGGTCCATTAAAGGCAATCCATCCAGATGGAGTTTTTTTCTTACCCGCAGGTAAGGATGTCAGAATAGTCGACTGGATCAGGTTCATAAACTATATTTTACAGTCTATATAACAATTTGTCAAGTGAGCCGTTATTACCAGATGTTCTATCGTGTGTGAATCTAACGTTTTCCCAAACGCCAGTGAAGTTGTAGTAGGTAATACCAGTTTGATTGGAATAGTCTACATTTTGTATAGTATACCAATCTGTTGCATCTGGAGATGCTGATAGTGTGCCTTGTATTTTAAAGTTGCCAGTGTATCCTGACCAATATGCCGCAACAGTATGAAGTGCAGAATTATTATTTTGTCCAGGTCTTGCAAAAACATTTCCTGAAGTTTTTCTTGATGTTGCGCCAGACATATCAACAAACACAGGTTCAATACTTGCTACAAATTCTGGGTATGCACCACTTAATATTTCAATGGTTCCAGCAGAATTATATCCTGTGTCGCTGTAAGTTACTTCTCTTGAATTATCTGACTTAACTTCTCTAATTGAATAATTGTAAAATTTAGCATCTAATGAAATTAAATCACCATCAGAGATTGTTACTGATGCTTGTCCTTTGGTTGCTATTGTACTACCATCATCTAAAATTGTTAAGTTTCTAGTCAGTACAGACTTGTTACTTTCCGAATCAATTAAATTAAATTCGTAGGTTTTGGAAGTAATAAATTGTGCTTTTTGATCTTCGTTTTTAAATGTAAAAGTAATAGGATTAGATACTCCTTTAAATACTTTTAACCTACGATCGTACACTTTTGCGTTCCTTCCGTTATAGCCACTTATTGTGGCAGTTACCAAATTGGTTATTAAATACCTTGAGACTGTTTGCATAGTACATATTTAACAGTATTTATTGGAAAGTGAATGAACGAGATATTTGAAAAATTAGGAAAGAAATACCCATTCTTAACTCTAGTACGAAAGAGTGATTTTGAGTATATAGGTATTGTACAGAACCAAGACACCAATGTTATAAGTGTGTATGACTACGATAAGGTAGCAACAGCGAGAGAAAGAGAATTATTCTTAACTCTAGGGGAAACTTGGTGGTGGGAGTCTAACAGAAAATTACCAATTAATATATTTCTTAAGAAAGACTTTAAGCATTTCAAATATACATTGACTACATTAAGTGGTAAAGATGTTAAGATAGTACACGGACCAACAGTACGTTTGGCCGATATTGCGAAGAAACGAATAAAGCGAAGAACTATTCAGTTAATGCGTAAACCTACCTAGTCTTCTTCTTTTCAGGAAGTATAGCACCTGTCGTAAGATAGTGCTGTGTTAAAGGACTATCCGGGTTATAGCCATACGGATCTGATTTTTTAGAAGAAGTTTTTTTGTTAAGTTTTTTGCGGATTGTTTTTTTCTTTTTCTGATTGTGCATCAAAACTATATTTATTCCTACGCATTAGATTCATCTGTACTACAATAGCATGAGCATATGCAATAGCATGGGATTTTTTAAAAAAGTATGATCCGTCAGCAGGTTTGGTCCATACTTCGTTTAAAATATCTTTCCAGTATTTGTGCATCAAATGTCTTTTGGCTGGACGTATAATTGCTAATACAGCCGCAAGTTGTTCTACATTTTTAGGTTCTAATTTGTTTACAATATTAAAATGTCCATTCAAATGAAATAAATTATCAACAACAGTTACGTTCTTTAATATATCCCAATCGGGTTCTTCAATCATTAACTCAACAAGTTCTCTTTCAGATTTTATATCTTTATAGATATTAACATTTAACACGTCAATTTTAAAATAGCCTCTGCCTTCTGCTTTTTTATAATCTATACTTGAACCTTTTGTGTTTGGATTAACAGGAATGTCATGGAAATATATTCCAGTTTTGTGTCTTTCGTGTGTGTCGTTTTTAACAATAGTTGCCGGGGTATGCTTGAATAAATCAAGTACTCCTTGTCTATCGTAAAAATCAATATCTACGTCAGGCATTAGTGTAAATTCCTTTTTTGTTTATGTTCATATTCGTCAATTGCTTTTCCGCTACCAGGTTTCAGTAAGTCTACTACCTCAAGCATTTTTTTGTAACCTTTAGATTGCACAGTATCACTGTTTACTTCAGGCAATATTAATTTTCCAATAGAGCCATCTGGTTTAATAATAATACAGCAATCTCCTATATCAAAATCTAATTCTTCTGCTATTTCAACTTTAACCTTACTCAATTCTTGCTCCTTTGGCTGTTTCTTGGACAAACAATAAATCTGCCGGATAACTTTTAAACTTGCTTGACCAATATTCTGGGTTAATAAATTTCTGTGTCATTTGTAATTGTTCGTCTGTAAACGATTGTAACATTTTTTTGCCTGCAGAGCAACCTAGTACTAGCCACGGTGATAGTTTGCCCGACTGTATGTTTTGTACTGCTCTGTTTGTGTTTACAAGTCTAAAGTAATCAGACCATTGTACGTTTTGTGTATCTGCCCAATCCATCATTGTAGTAATTGATCTTTGTAGTGCCGCTTCAACAGGTTCAACTTTCAGTGTTTCAACAAGATATGTTTCGTATAAATCTTCACGTGACCAATGATCAAGTTTTATTCTAGATAACACAATGTAGTCTATGTATTTGTCTGGATACAATGGATTTATATGCATCATAAATCTGCCAAACTTTACAAATGCATTATAGTAAGGAGATGAGCAAAAGTCATCATAGGTCCTAGTTTTTGCATTTTTTTGATTTACTTCATAAAATCTTTGGAATACTATGAAAGCATTTTGAACCCATTTTTCATGTTTTTGTAAATGTCGTCTTTTAGGTTCACACATATGAACGTGTAATGTTCTTTCACGTGAAAACGCCTTGCCACAATATGTGCAAGTGAATTTAATTGATTCCGTGGGCATCTAACAATTCCTCTAACTCTCGGTCAGTAATAATTTTGTCTAATGTTTCTAAATCTGATTCTTTCCAGTTAGGATATATTTGTTGTAGTTGCTTTAATGATTTATTAGGTACTCGTTTCATTGGTTTTATCCATGGATGAAATTCTTGTTTTAATGCTCCGCACATAGCAGTTAATATCCAGCATAGTTTTTTATGTTTACTAGATAAAGTAAACAAGTGTTTATTAACACATTCGTTAGTCATCTCTACATAATGTTCTACATAAAATTGATCTTTTGATGATACACTAGATACGTATCTCATCAACATATAAGGCGAGTACAAAGACTTTTCGTGATCATCGATACGATCATAATAATCTTTATTTCTAAAATCAACGGCCTTTAATCCATTTCTTAATTCAAAAAACTTACGTTTGGGTTTCATATTTTTTCCCTTCATAACTTAAACAAAACATTATAGCATGATCCTTGTCCATAAATCTAATGGTAAGTTGCCCTTCTCCATACTTTATATTTTTATAAGGCCATTTTGAGTAATGTAATTGTTTAATCAAATTTTGTATCCAGTCACCTTTATCCATCCACACAGGCACTAGTTTGTCATTTCCATCCGGGATCATTAACACCGGCGCTGGTATTGTAACTGATTGTCCTTTGGGTTTTACCATACTTCGCTGTAATCTATTTGTTCACATTGTCTTGAAATGTCTTTAACAAAATAGGCACATATGGGATTTTTCTTAGTTTCTAAAGGAACACAAAGTATTTGTCCTGATTTAATTTTTGGAAAGTACCATTTTACTTCTTGATAGATATCTACAATATCTATTGGGTAAAAGTCTGGTTTAGCACTTGTTAAAGGATTAAATGTAAATGCTTCAAAACCTCTGTCATTTAAACTTGTGATGGGCAATACGTGTAGTTCGCCTTGCTCTGCTTCACCTACTACCATCTTCCAATCCAACGGCATCTTAATTTTGTGTTTACCTATTTCTAACACAGCCGCTGGAGCATTAAAACTTTCTAAAAATATAAGCGGTATAAAAAAGTAGTCAGGCTCTGCAGGATTTGAATTATCTAATACAGCAAATCTTAATTGATCGTCTACGTATTCCGGTATTTTTTCTAATGTATAAGTTTGATTTTCTAATTGTAAAATTTTCATATATCTATCTTTTCTATATTATACGGATAATTGGCCTCTTTGTAAAACTTTTTTCTTTGTGTTAGGTGTCTTTTTGCAAATTTACAAGAACTGGTAATATCCCATATTTGTACTTTATCTTTGTCTTCTGCTTTACGAATACCTCGTCCGATACTCTGTATAACTCTTACAAAAGATTTGCCAGGTTCAATAAGAACAAGATTGAATATCCTAGGAATATTAATTCCAACAGAGGCGACTCCGTATGTTGCAATAATGATTTTACTTTCTGCTGTAGACACTTCATCGTAGTGCTCTTTCCTTTCCGTATTTTTAGTTGATCCCGATATGAACACAGAATCTTTTATTTTCTTTTGTAATATTTCTCCTGCAGATATTCTATCAACTAATATTAATGTGTTGCCTGATGACGAAATATCTTTTATTGTTTGAGCGACCCATGTCATTCTATCGCTGTCCGTAGTTAGCCATTTTAATTCTTCTGGATAGTTTTTAAATTCTTTTAAGTCTTGCGTTTGCAACACGTTCACATGACAGTTTGCAAGTACACCTTTGTCCTGCAATTCTTTAGCAGGTAACTTGTTAATAACATCACCAATAGATACCTTGATACCCATGAACTCATACTCTGCTTTTGGAACTGTACCTGTTAGTCCCCAACGTATGCCACAATGTGCAAATGGTCCTGTCAGTAGTCTTTTGAGTACATCTGCTTTTGCCATGTGTACTTCGTCAATTATAATTGTGTTAATGCCCTCAACAAATTCTTTGAACTCGGTGCTGTGTTCGTTTTTTGCCTTCTTCTCTAATACATTTAAACTTTGCCACGTTGCTATTGTGTTGTATCTACCAACTTCTTTACGGTCACCATAATATACGCCTGTGTCTAGATTACAAGCAACAAAGTCTTCTTCTGTTTGTGTCACTAGACTTTTGTTTGGAACTATTGTTAGTGTACGTCCATAAGGTTCGACCAACTGGCACAGCGCCGCAGTGATTATAGTCTTTCCTGCACCAGTGGCGATCTCTTGTATGCATTGTGGATTTTCAATAAACTTATTGATAGTGTCCACTTGATAGTCTCGTAATTCTATTGGTTGTCCTGCTTGAGGGTGACCTGTAGGCCAATTAATATTAGATAGATAATTTTTGTCTATAGATTTAAATTCAAAGTCGTGTTGTTCTCGTTCATCTTTAAAATCAACATACACACCACCGTCTTCTAGTATGGGTAATATTTGTTCAACCAGACTAAGATAGGTTGTACCGCCCAATCCAAAAAATGCAATTTTTCCATCCCATCTTCCTAACTTAACAGCAGGTAGATGAAAAGCATAAGGTATCTGATATTTAAATTTTTGGTGCAGACGTTGTCTCCATTTCAAATCTAAATTTTCAAATTTGACATTTACTTCGTCTTTTATTACCAGTTTACATGAACTCATATTTTGTCTATAGCACTTCCATAATTTGTATATGTACTATAATACAATCTTTTTTGAATATTATCAAGCCATTTCCTTACAGTTTCTCCATAAGGTGCATATGAATTACTAATAAAACTTAAAGTTGTTGTAGGCCTTACTCCAGACTTTAGTAGTGTTCGGGGTATTTTGTTTCTAATAAAAATAATTTTAGTATCATTACCAATAAACTTATTCTTTTCTGACTTTTTGTTTAATATCTTAAATTCATTATATACATTTTTCTTTTGTGTTTTAGTCATCTCTCTTGTGTACAGATGTGAATACGGGTCATCAAAACTATCCATGTTATCGTTAGAGAGATTATCGTCTAGTGGATCTGAGATAGGATACTTTGCAAGATCAAAACCCCAAGCAACTTGTTTATCTGTAATTTCTCGTTCTGCAAATGCAAAAAACCAATTAGTCATTTCTTGTATATCTTCTGCAGAAGAAAGATCCGATACTGGACAAATTATAGGAAACAAATTTAATTCTTCACAAGCAGATAGTACTTGAGTTTTATTCCATTTTTCTGGACTTACATGGACTTCTTTTGTAGTAGTAACTGCAATTTTTTCAGCAAGTGATGTTACTTTATCAGTGCCGATCGGAATAGACAATCCAAATGTTTTTAAACTATCAACTTGTTGCAGTAACGGTTTTGTTGCAATATTGCTTTTCCAGTATTCTGCTAAAGATTCAGGAGCATTGTCTACTCCAAGATTTTTTTTGCCTACGTTAACTTTTATGTGTTTAAACTTTCTTTTCTCTTCTCGTATCTCATAAAAGTCGTCAAACATTGTTTTATCTGCAAATTCAAAATCGTATCTTGTTCCAATCAATGTCATGTAATAAGCAACAACATCTGAATATTTCGCAGTCCATTTCTTTGTTTCGCCGTCGTACTTAAAATATCCTGCAGGTAATCCTCGTTTATCCTTAAGGCAACGTATCAATCCAATCATTTTTTCTGAATAAGGAAATCTTATTTCTAACTGATCCTCGTTATTTTCGTTTGTAAATTTTTCTAAAACTTTGGCATAATCAATTTTTCTAAAAGGATCTCTCCATTGAGGGTCATTACATAAGTCGTCTATGCTAATT